AATTCAACATCATTATTTGTAATGTATAATATAATATCATCAATGATAGCTCGTCTCTTTTTACCTTCTCTAATTCCATTAATTTTTGATTGTAATTTTTGGATTTTTTCAATTAGTTCCTGTTTTTGGTCTGTTGATTTGTCTTTATCTTCGGTTATTTTATTAATATGAAAGGTGCAGTATTTAACAAGTTTAAAATAAAATTTTTCATTCACAAATAGATTTAATTGAGTTTTATTTTTATCATCAGTTTTCCAATATACCCCATTATAAAAATATAGAGATTCATTACAATAAATAAATAGATGTTCATATAATTTTTTAAAGTATTCAGCAATCAATGAGGTTGTAAATAATGGAGTATATAAATCAGTATCAAATATTTTTTTGACTTTATCATAATAGAGGATTTCATTGTCTTGTTCAGCGTAATAATGTAATGTTCCTAAACCTAGGCCGGATTTTTGGAATGAATACCATTTTTTTTCACATTCTGATTTATCATATTTTGGACTTTTGGATGAAAATTCATGAAATAAAGAAACATCCATATTTTCATTTTTTAAAATCATTCCAATTGAAGTCCAATCTTTATAATCATTAGATCTATCTATTTTTAAACATTCTAATAAGTTTTTGATTTCTTCAATTTTTTTGGGGTCATTAGAAGTTGATTCTTTCTTTTCTATAAAATTATTGGTTTTTTCTTTTTTTGGTTTCTCTGTTTTGGTATATAATGTGTCTAATAAATATTTTTTATATTCTGGTTCAATTTCTTTGATTTGTCCTAATAAATGAGAATATCCTGTTTCAGTTCCATCTAATAAAGTATATTTTGTTGGGGGCGCAAATATAATTCCTCCATCATTTCTAACATCAATTTCTAATTCTTTATTTGATGTCTGTTTTATTTCTTCATCATATTTAAAATATATATGATATCCATTATTAGTTTTTACAATTAAATTCTGTTTATCCATAAATTTATAAATTGAATCATCAGCATTAAATTTTTCTTCATTATCATAATCAATAACTGTAATATTTGATTTTTTACCTGTTAATATAGCATATGCTTTGTGCTGTTTATTAATATGTTTTTTATAATTGGATTTATCAATTTTAGAATGGTCAAAATTAAGCCCAATACAATTCTTTTTCTCTTCTAATATATTATTATCATTTGGTTTCATTTGTGTTGTTATTCCTTCAAAGGTAAAATAGACAATTTCTGAATCGTGGTTTTTAATAAAGTTCATTTTATAGTATATATATATTATAAATATAAAATTATTTTTTTAAATCAATTTAATTTATATACCATAAAAAATTAATTATTCTATATTAAAATAAATTTTTTAGATTATCAATTTGTTGAATTAAAATTATTTTTTCTTGTTCATCCTGCTCTTGTTTCTTTTCTTGTTTCTTTTTATGATAATAAGCCCGGGCTCTTTCTCTTGTTTTTTTAATGAATTCTTCATTCTGTTTTCGTTCGTTGTAATACTTTTTACTAAGTTGATTTATTTTTTCTTTTCCATGATCGGATTGCTTATATTTCATAATAGCTTTCTTCTGTGATTCATGATAAGTTGTTTTTTTTTCAAGGTCCATTTTATTTATATATATATATACATTATATTATAATTATTTTAAATTAGTTTTATATATATATACTTTAAATATATTTTATATTTTTTCTAAAAAGTGATAAAGAGTATTATAATAGTAATATTGTAATAATAGTAAAAAAAGGAAAAATAAAAAAAATATCCCAAATATCCCAAATCTTGCCCAAAAATCAAGGAGTTTTCCTAGGAAAGGGTAATTTAAAAAAGTTGTCCTAAAATCGGGCAAGATTTGGGATATTTGGGGTAATTTTATAATATATATATACAATAAAAATTAAAAAGTATATAAGAGAATATCCTATATACATATTGTATTTTTCTAATAAATAAAAAATAATTTTCTAATGTATATATATATATATAAATGATATTTTTTATTTACAAAATCCAAATAGCAGATTTGTTTTATATTGGTTCAACTCAAAATATTGAAAGAAGATTTTATAATCATAAAACAAATACAATTAATGGTCATCATTATAAATTATATAAATTGATAAGAGAAAATGGCGGTTGGGAAAATGTTGAGACTCAAATATTATTAAAATTAGAATGTGATGATAAAAAAGAAGCATTAAAAAAAGAAGAAGAATTCAGAAAAATTTATAATGCGTCTTTAAATGTAAGAAAAGCATATCAAACAGAAGAAGAATTCAAAGAATATAACCGAAAATATAGAGAAGATAACAGACATATTATAAACGAAAATTATTTATGTATTTGTGGTGGTAGATATACTAAATGTAATTATACTCATCATTTAAATTCTAAAAAACATATTAATTATATAAAATAAAGTTTTAATATATATATATACATTAAAATATTAATTATTCTCTAAATGCAGATGGCGGAGAAACTTTTCTTTTATTTTCTCCTGTTCCAACATACCACTCACCAAAAAATTTATATGGTTCATTTTCTCTTAAAACCCATGGATCTTCACTTTCCATCGCTTGTAATTCTTCAATATTAGCTTGTTTTGATTTTGGACCTCTTTTTTTGGGCTCTTTAGATTCTACCAATTCTTTTACTTGTTCTTTTAATTGTTCTTTTAATTGTTCAACTTTAATTTCTTTTTCCTTTTTTGGTTTTGGTTCTTTAACAGCCTTTTCTAAAGTTGGGACCTCCGCTCTTCTTGGTAAAATAGGTTCAGGTTCCGCTATTGTTTCCCTAAAAGGTTGTTGAATAGTATTTGATGGTCTCAATAAATTTGCTATAAGAGAATAATCTATTTGAGGAGCTTGCTGTGGAATAAAACCACCTCCTCCACCACTACTACCAGCACTAACATTTAATACTACAGATTGTTTTTGTTGTTGTTTCTGCTTCTGTTTAAGTTTATCTTTTTTCTTTTTAGGTTTCTTAAGTTTCTTTTGTGGTTCCTTTTTCTTATCAATAAAAGTTCTATAAGGCATTATATATATATTAATATTATATTATAATTTTTACATCTTTTTTAATAAACCTGATTTATTTGCTAGTTTCAAACCAAATCCGACTTCAGGAGCTACTAATGATAAACCTTCTTGAAATAATGGGTCGCGGGCAAGACTTTTAACACCGCCTAATAATTTTGAATAATCACCTTTTCTGGCGCCTAATAAAAATTTTGAATTTCCTTTACTATACATTTTATATATAATAGTATTATAAATAAAAAATTTCATTTATATTTTATTCAAAAATAATTTTATCAAACATACAATAAATATTCCTGGATCCATTTATATTTATAGCAATCCAATCATTTTTATTTTTAAAACAAATATCAATTAATTCCTGATATTTATTTTTATCTATTTGAATTATTTCATCAAACATTTTTTCTAATTGGGATTTTCCAACATTAAATGTAATAACATTACTCACTAATTCTCTTAATTTTTTAACTAACGCTTGAAAGTTTTGCTGTAATAAAAATATTGAACATCTCAAATGTCTCATTTCAGTTATTATTTTTTGTAAAATTAATATTATATTTGGATTTTTTAAACTACTTTGAAAGTCATCTATAACTAATAATGAGAATTCACCATTGGCGGACGCTTCTTGTAATTTTTCATAAACTTCCATCAAATTATCCTCATTTAAATCATTATATAATGTATCAGGAGGTAAATGACGCCCATATATATCATTATCAATTGATGATCTTGAATTTTCAGGAATAAAAACAAAGATATTTGAAAAACAACCTTTAAAAACGGTTTTAATTAAATTAGTTAATAAGGATGTTTTACCTTGTCCCATCTTTCCAACAATAATATTAAAAGATGACCTAGAAAATAAATCTTCAATCATTGGATATTTTTTCATTTTATCATCAATTATGTCATCACAATTCATTTTAACTTTCTTTAGATTTGGTTTATTTAATTGCTCTATTTTCATTTTATATATACATTATATTTATAAAATAATTCATTAAACATTATTTTTTTCATCTTCGATTGTTTCAACACCAAATACACTATTGAATAATTGGGATGATTTAGAACTAATTGAACTAATTGGGGTAATTTGGCCAGTGTTGTCTTTATCTCTATTAATTGGAGTTAAAGAATCATGAATTGATTTTTTTAAAAGTCTTGATGACTCAAAATATTTACAATATGAATTATAAACCTTTTCTAAAAATGGCGCACAATCAATTTGTCTATTATCCCGATCTAAAGATAAAAACTTTTCAATTTCTATTGCTAGTAAATAATAACTCTTTGACATGTCATATTCATTCTGCATAGATTTTTCAATACTCAAATATAATTCAATACTAACAATAATCCCACACACTAAACTAATTAAACAATTAATAACGCTCACTTGTTGTTGGGGCATATAACTTGCTAGCCCAACAGAAAAAACAGAATTAACAGCACTTAAAATAATTGTTGGTAATCTAAAATAAATTAATTTGCTTTTTAATTTTTCAAATTTCTTTTTATGTGCTTGAGTTAATTCAACTGAATTTTTTCTTATTTTATTTAAAACAATTTCAATGTCTTCCGAATGACTCATATATAATTATATTATATAAAATTTAAATTTTCTAGTGAATGGGCCTTAATTGGATTTTGTATAATTGGAGTAGGTAAATTTATGAAATCTCCTTTTGAATACTTTTGGGTTAATGAAAATATACTTGGAATATCTGCTTTAGTCCTAATATCTGTTTGGTTTTTAGGAATAGTTTTCCCAATGTCTTCAATTCCGGCTCCTTTATTATAAGTGATAATATTTCCGGTTGCTCCGCTTCTTTCTGCTAGACTACCACCTAAACTATGTCCAAATACATCAACAGGTTTATTATATTTTTTCTCAACTTTTTTTGTTAGTGCTTGTGATTGTTTTACTCTTGGGTCATATTTTTCAAATCCAATTCCCAATAATGGATCACTAATAAGCCAGTCTTTCGCTGTTGTACTTCCTCTAAATGCTATATTAGGATTTCCTTGCTTGTCAATAAAAACTTTTGATTCATTACTAGACAAATTTTTATCAAATGTATATCCAAGTTTTTCAAGTGTTTTTTCTGCTTTCCCTAATGGTTGATAAGATGCTTCTAAAATAGGTTTTAAATTTTTTTTATCCATTTATATTTGGTTTAGATTATTTATCTTTCATTTTTTTAAAATACATTATTTGGATTTTTTCAAATAATATTAACTTTTTTTCTTCATCAGTTTCATTATAATATTCTAAACATAAATTACTTAAAATTTGATTTTCAGCAGTATAATTGATTGTTTCAATATCCATTTATATATAATAAGATTATATTTAAAAACGGATATAATAATAAACCGAATAATTGAAAACTCTATTTTCAGTCGTATTTTCACGAGTAAAATTAGTTGTTTGACTTGTTCCAGTATCATTTGGGTCTCCTCCAATATTTGCTCTTGAGCGTACTTGACGACTAGCTCCCCCACCCCCTGAGTCAATGTTCCAAAAACCTCTATTATTGGGCGCTAGCACACTATCTTGTTGTGCTGTTCCAATTGCTGGGCCAGCATAAGTAATACCGCCTACAACCTGGGAAGAGGCCCCACGAAGATAGGCACCCAAGAAGTTAGGCACATTGAATGTTGTTGTTCCATTTCCAACACCAAATGTAGTTCCAATAGAAGAAAATAAACGAGCATAAGTTGTCCTTGAAACTGCTTGACCATTACAATATAAAAATCCTGATGGGACAGTAGCACTGACATTTTGGATAATAGTTGCGGTAGGCATCATATTGTTTGTAAAACCTACATCTTGGACTGTATTACCTGATAAATTAATTGTAGAGCCATCAATATTTGTTACCGCCGCATCATTTCCCAAGTTAGTCTCAATATCACTTTGATATCTTACTTTATGTGTGGTGCTATTAAAAGTAACTGACCCGGGCGTTCCTGAAGCAACACCCATCTCTAAAAACTGACTACCTGTTTGATTACCATAAATAACGCTATAATCATTAACTCCTGCTTGGTAGTAATAATTGGAGCTTGATTGTGCCGTCCAAAATCCATTGGTTGCTTTAAATAACAAAGAGTTATATGCCTCAAAGTTCATATCTGCCCCAATATCTGTTGTGGTAGCTGTCATATTTCCACCAGATGTCAAAAGCATTGTTGTATTAGCATTTAATTCAACAGTCCCAGTGTTTGCTTTAATATCCACATTAGTATTTGCTCTAACAACCAGCTCACCTGCGCTTGTTCCTGTGCTATTTAACCTGATATCAGTCGCATTTAATGTAATATCATTTCCTGTTGATGTTATTGATGTAGCACCTGTTGTACTGCTTGTCAAAGTACTTCCACTTATTGTGACGGCTGCGCTAGTTGTTCCGATGCTTGTTGCTGCTGTTCCTGTTCTATTAATATTAGTAGTTCCAGTAATAGTATTTGTTGAAGCAGTAAATGTGCTTGTTCCTGCTGATTGGACTAAAATATCTCCAAAAGGATTTGTAGTCCTAATTGTTAGATCATCAATTGAAGTTATTGTTGTTGTTGTTGCTCCATCAATTGTGATTGCTCCTGATGCATTAATGTCAAGGACTTTACTATTCATTTGAAGTGTTCCAGTTGTTGCGCTAGTTTGTGCTGTTAAAGTGACATCACCACTTTGAATTGTCATTAATCCTCTGTTATCATCAACTCCATTACCCTCTTGTTGTATAATTTGTCCATCAAAAGAATTAACCCCAGCTGTATCACCAAGCATATCTATCCTAACTATATTATTAGCAGCATCCTTGACAAGTTGTATTTGCTGAGAAAATCCTGATGTTTTCAAAAAAGTTGCAGTAGGAGCCCAACTAGTTTCACTAGCAGAAGTAATTTGTTTTATAAGTGTTCTTGCTGTTCCAACATTATTTCCATAATACCATTGAAAAGCAGATCCAGAAACTCCATCAATTTCAGAATTCAAAAATTTTTTATTTAGAGTTCCACTATCAGTCCAAAATCCGAGATAGTCATAATCATTTCCAGTATTATCATCATATAATACTAATTTTTTTGAAGAAGTTAAAACACCTCTATCAAGATACATAGTATCTCCAAAAAAAGAATTATTAGTAACTTCAAAATTATTATTGACCAATAAAGAAGAAACTTGAGATGTTCCTGAAGTTGATATAATTGGCGCCGAAGCACTTAAACCGTATAAAAAAGTTGATACTCCTGATGAATTTAAATAAACAGCATCGCCAGCACCTGCTGTATTTGACACATGGACTTGCCTGCTGAATGTTGTTCCTGATAATGTTCCCCAAGATTGATCATCTGTTTTTACTTCCAAATCATCAACACGATTATCAAGATTATTAACATCTCCATTGAGACCAGCAATAGAGGCCGTGTGTGCTGCTAGTGTGACATCTTGTGCAGCCTGTGAAACAACCAACCCAGCAATAGCAGCGGTATTTGTTGATGTAAGCCCATATAATACCCCCACATCTGTTTGTAAATCATTAATATCACTTTGGGCCGTATTCATTTCACTTTGTAAAGTATTGATATCACTTTGAGCCGTATTCATTTCACTTTGTAAAGTATTAATATCACTTTGGGCTGTATTCATTTCACTTTGTAAAGTATTAATATCACTTTGGGCCGTATTCATTTCACTTTGTAAAGTAGAAACATCAACAGTAATTCCTGCAAGAGCATCCCCAACATTAATTGGATTAGTTGAATAATCAATATATAATTCATCAGTATAAACATTATTAGCATTTACATTTATTAAACCTGTTATTGTTTCAGTTCCTGAGCTATCATATCCTAGTAAAGACATTTATATAATTAAGATATATAAAAAATATTATTAATTATATTATAAATATGTTCTGGCCTTTGTTTAATTAAGTAATTAATTAAGAATAACCAATAAATAAAGTAATTAATTAATAAATAAGGGTTAAATATTGATATAAACATTAATTAAAAATTTTTAATATAGCATTATATCAATAAAATCATTAAATATATTAATTAATTACTTAATTTAACTACTGCCCGCCTTTTTTATTAATTAAACTATTTAAACTTAATATTTATATTGGATATAATAATTATTATTTTATTTTAATCTCTAATATAAATATATATGACAGATATTATTAAATCTCAAGACCAGATTCAAGACACAAAGCAATTTCATTTATCAACTAGGGGTGATAGTGGAGATGTTTTAAATGGTGATTATAAATCTCAAGTTCGTTTTAGTATCCCTGATGCTATTGTTCAAGATGATTCAATTGATTATATTCATTTCTCAATACCTTATGTTGTTATTCCTAATTCCTTTTATGTAATCAATCAGACAAATTGTCATTTATATGTATTACAATCAGGCACAACAACAGCTTATATGTTCCCTATGGGTAATTATACCGCCCAGACATTTATGACTCAATTCAAAGCATTATTACCAGCTCAATTTAATATTAGCATTGGTGTCAATAATAATCAATTCACAATTACACATACTACAACTAATTTTACTTTTACTAGTGCTTCAACAATTGACAGTGTTATGGGCTTTAGTGGTGATGTTTCATCAGTTGGGCTTTCTCTAACTTGTCCGCGTGTATGTAATTTTCTCCCACTTCCCAGAGTCTGTTTGAGATGTGGAGATTTAGCCCATTCATTTATGAGTGCTACAACTGACGCCTCAGATGTTATTTTATCAGTTCCTAATAATGCTCGTTTGAATGGACAAATAATATATAATAATTCATCCGGCATGAAAACATTATTTAAATTAGATAAATTACAATCATTTGTCGTTAGTCTAACAGATGATGATGGAGTCCCAATAAATTTTAATGGTGTGAGCTCCTTCTTTACTTTTCAATTTGATATATATAGAAAATCACTAATGAAGCCATTACCATTTAACAAATTGGTTTCATTGATTAATTCTAATATTTCAGATGGTATTTATTAATTTAATAATTATAAAATTATTAAACTATTTGAAATGATTTAAAGATATATTTTTTACATTCTAACTTGGAGATCTCCGGTATTATAATCATGAATATAAACTACATCGCCTAAAGCATGAATATAAACTTGCTGAGCATTGGTGGGAGCAGTTGGAATATTTATTTCAACAAAGACAGGAGCACTATTACAATTTAAGCCAGACATTAAACCTCTTCTAGCACAGACTTCAATATCTTCACCATATATGAATTGACATAAACCAGTTTGGACTGAGCCTAAATTCCAAAAATAAGCTTGAGTAGCTCCAACAGTAGCAGCTTGAGCAGTTAAACCAGCAGCAAGCTTACAATATTGAGATGGGACAATACAAGATTGAAATTGAGAGTTATTATAAGACCCAGAAGCCATTTGAAGTGCTCTAAATGCTCTAGAAGGATTTATTAAGGGATTAATAGGATTATTGGGAAGTTTTTGTCCTCCAACATTAAAGTTAATAGAATTGACACCAGGATTTTTACTGTCATATTTTCCATTGACTGAATTTGAGGTTGAAGGAGACCCACCATCAAAGAAACGGACAAAGAGAGATTTAATACTTGATCCTCTAATACCAGCAAGAAGAGACTGAGACCCAGCGACAGCAGGCATAGAAATTGATGATGTTTTATAAGTTGTTCCGTGGATATATCCTTTCTTATCGGGTGAAGCATTATCTAAAAGAGCAAGAGCAGTAGGCCCAATATCAATATAATTACATTGAAGTGTAAAATCACTAAGGGTAACAGTCATAGCACCAGCAGTAGCAGCAGTAGCACTACATAAAATAGATATAGGGAGTTCAGTGCATGTTTGGATAGCAACTTGTAATTTATTGGTTCTTCCAATATTAAAGAATTTATCTGCTCCAACACCAATTAAAGAAGAAACAAATGGGATTGAATAAGAATAAGTTTCATTAGCAGTTGTAGCAGCACCTCCAACAATAGAAGTCCATTGATGACCTTGAGCAAGATTTCCAAGTGTAGCGTCATTGGTGGAATTAAAACCATATTGAGTAGCTAGAGTATCACGAGTAGAAGTATTTAATTGAGTAGCAACCATTAAGTCATTTACGAGCCCAAATTCGGTTATATCTTCAACGATATTTCCATTTTGTGCGGTGATATACATTCTATCAATCCAAGAATAACCGCCGGAGCGTTGGAAAGCAGAAGTAATAGAGGAGGCAGTGACAGCAGTTGTAATTTGGACATTTGAGCGGAAACTTAAAGTAGTAAATCTGGAGTCAATAAAAGTTGATGGAGAAGAAGCACAGGGTAAATCAAAGTATAAAGTTTGAGACACAAATTGAGGAGTTGTAGTAGGTGGAGAACTAGCAGCACACACTAAGGATATATTTTGTTGTGTTACAGTTGATATATTTGAAGGTTGAATATTAACTTGATAAGATCTAGCATCACTAGGAAGAGAAAAATCAACTTCATTTAATTTCATTTCTTGGGGAATTCCCATAGGACTTGGAATAGACATGTTATTTATATATTATATTTATATATAAATTTTTTAAAAAATTATTTAATTGGGACAATTTTACCTTCATTATCCAAAGTCATTTCAAATTGCTCTTCAATCATTTTTTTTGTTTTCTCATTTTCAATTCTCAATTTTTCAATTGTTTCATTTATTTCTGGACTCATTTTATCATATGTTAAAGATAGTTTTAATAATTCACTTATAACAGAATCTTTATTACCAGTTAATTTCTCTATAATTTTATTAATTCTTTGATTTTCAAAATCTTCAAAATCCATTTATATATTATTAATATAGATTATTTTTCTATTATTTTTATTATTAATTAACTTATAAAATTATTTTCTAATATAGATATATAGATGGATAATCAAGAAATTAAAAAACCTAAAAAAGAGAGAACACCGGCCCAAATTGAAGCATTTAATAAAGCTAAAGAAAAAAGACTTGAAGTTTTAAGACTTAAAAAAGAAGCATATAAACGATTTGAAGATAAAATTGATATATTGACTAATGGGAAGCAATACATTGATGAAGTTGATAAAGAAAAAACTAATTTGAATGATAAAAAGAAACAATATGATGATTTAGTTAATGAAAATAATAAATTTGAAAATATGATTAAAGAACAACAAGAGAAGAAAAAGGAATACGCAAAAAAAACTATCTTTTCAGATTCGGAAGATGAAATTGTTTTAAAGAAGCCAAAAAAGAAAGATGTTAAAGAAGTAATTGAAAAAGTAAAACCTAAAAAGAAAATAGTTTATAAATATATATCAGACGACGAATCAGAGGAAGAAGAAATAATATATAAACCTAAAAAACAATATTTACCAAAAACAAATATTATTCCTGAAAAACCATTAATAAATCAAATTAGATTTTTTTAATATAATCTAAATATATATATGAAAATTTTTACATTATATTTAAGCACTCAAACAACTTATGGACCTTATGTCCCAACCAATGAAGTTAATAAAGCATCCGTTACATGGAATATTAATTGGAATGATTTATATGGCTCTATTCTAAATAATGATGAAGAAAGAAGATGCCGTGTTAAATTTCAATTGACTAGTTTATCACAAAATGGGGTTTTTACTTGGGCTGATAATTCGGGGATTATTGTTATTCAAGGAATGAGTAATAATAATTCTAATAGTCAAAATGGTTTAATTTTGGGAAATATTCAACCTATTGATAATCCTGTTGCTGGTCATCCAAATCATATAATGATTGGGGACACTTTACAAACTGCCGGCGTTATGAGCACATTGCCTTATGGTATCCAACCAATCACAATTAAAATTTTAGATAGAACTGGGGCACACCAACCTAATATGGTTGATTATCAAATTATTTTACAATTTGAAGTTGATGAGAATATTTAATTTTTATTAAAAAAATATTAAGTTTATAAATAATATTTTCTATGTTTAATTTATATATAAATGGATTTTAAAGAACACATTAAAACAAACAAACCTAATATTTCTGAAGGCACTTTAAAAACTTATAATAGTTTATTGAAAACTATTTATAAAAATTCTTTTGGGGATCATAAGAATCCTGATTTGAGAAATTTCAAAAAAACTGATGAAGTCTTAAAATTTTTAAATGAAAAGCCATATAATGCTAGAAAGACTTATTTCAGTGCTTTAGTCTGTATTGAACCAGATGAACCAATATATAAAAAACTTATGATGGGTGATATTGAAAAATACAATGATAATATTGAAGAAAATAAATCAAATCCTAAATTAGATGCTTCAACAATTACAACTAATGAAATTGAAAAGATAGCCGGCGAACTAAAAAACAATTTTGATTTATTATTAAAGAAAAAATCATTAACAATTAAAGATTTGATGGAAATGCAAAATTATATTATAATGTGTTTATATCATGGGTTTATTGTTCCTAGGCGCTCATTAGATTATGTTAATATGAAATTTAGTAATTATGATAAAGAAACAGATAATTATATTGATTTAAAAAAGAATATAATGGTTTTTAATCGTTTTAAAACTGATAAAGTAAAAGGACAACAGAGTCTTGATGTGCCCCTAGCTTTAAAAAAAATAATTCAAAAATGGATTAGTATTGTTGGTGATAAAACTGATTATTTATTATTCAATAAAAAATATGAGCCTTTAACCAGTATTACATTGAATCAAAGACTTAATAGTATTTTTGGGTCTAAAAAGTCTGTTAATAGTTTAAGACATTATTATTTAACTAATAAATATAAAAAACTAATGGAGGAGAATGAAATGATGGGTGATGATATGGAAAAGATGGGCTCATCTAATAAACAAGCAAAAGTATATGTTAAAGTAAATTAATTTATAATATAACTAGGTTTATTATTATATGGTATAATTTCAAATAATCCAACTTTTAAACCCATTTTTGATACTTTACCATTTCTAATAGTAGTAAAATCATCAATTATTTCTAATAATTTACATTGGACAAATAAATTTTCTTCTTCATTATATTTATTTTCTAAACCTAAATCTTTATAAATTCTTTTTAGTGTAGTTTTAGGTATTTCAACTGTACATAAATCTCCTTTATCTGATGGTTTTAATTGATTACCTGATGTATTTCTAAACCAGGTATATGGACAAATAAAATATAATGTTTTTTCTGTTGTTGTGTGTTGATTTTCTAATATATCAAGTGCTTTTATCAAGAAATGAAAATAAAATAAACTATTCTTTGTTTCTTTTCCTCTTTGTCTTTTTTTAACAAGTTCTTTAATTTTATTTGGTAAATTTTCCATATTAAATTTTTCTTTTTTATTTAAATTTTCTTCTTCCCATTTTGATAAATATTTTTCTTCATTAGGTGTTAAATATTCTCTACCACTAAAAGTATATGGTGGATTTGAAATAATTACATCAATACATTTATTATAATATTTATCACCAGATTCTAATATATTTTCAGTATTAATAATAATATTTGGAGATTTTAAGTCTTTAAATTCTCTAGTAAAAAATTGATTTAATTCAGATAATATTAATACTTCATTATTTCTTAAATCACTCATAAGATCATATGATAAAGCACCTAAGCCAGCACACATATCCATTACTTTAAAACCTCTTGAATTATCATTTCGATAATCATCAATAATTTTTTTATATAAATATTCTGATATTCTTGATGGTGTTGGGTAAAAATCAAAACCTGCTATAGCATCTCTTATGGTTTGATTAAATTCTATTTCTTCAGGTGTTTTAATTGGAAGTTTAATTCCTTTTTCAAAATAATTAATAACTCTAAATATTTTTAACAATGTTTCTCCTTTACCTTTATATGAAATTTTGGATGTATCACCAGAAAATAAAATTTTATTATCCGGGTCATTTTTTATTTTATTTACTGCTTCATAATATTTTTTTGTTTCTTCAATTTGTTTTTTAATTTCTGGGTTTTCTTCTTCAGTCTCTTTTTTAACTTCTTTTTTAACTTCTTTTTTAACTTCTTTTTTAACTTCTTTTTTAACTTCTTTTTTAACTTGTTCTTTTGGTTCATATTTTTTTAAACTTGATAAATCTATAACAAATTTATCATCATCTGGAATTATTTGAATTGATTTGGTTTTATTTCTGGTTGTTAAATTTCCAGTTGGTGTAATTGTGGATACTTCTTTTTCTTTACCTCTTTTATCAATATAAATAAGAGATGATGGGACATGAATTTGAGGAGTGTTAAATATATATTTATTTAATTCTGACATATTTATAATAATAGAAATTAATTTATATAAATAATATATAATGCCGTATCAAATTAAAAAAGTTAAAGGAGGTTATTATTTAGAAGACACAAAAGGTGTGAGACTTGAAAAGAAACCATTGAAAACAAGAAAAGAAGCAGAAAAACAACGCATAGCAGTTTATTTGTCTAAGAAAAAAGCTGGTAAAGATATTAAGAATTTTTTTATATAAATTTGGGTAAATTTTTTAAACCTTTTATTTTCTGTTTTAATTTTATTTGTTCAATTGCTTGTTTTGGGTTTATTTCATTAACTGTTAATGGAGTATTTTTATTTATTCTGATTGTTGGTCTATATACTATTATACATTAAATTTTTTCTTAAAATCAGAAATATTTTTATCAATATTTGTGCTATCTCCCCAAAGTATCCAGCGAGACAATGCGCCGGCTGTTTTTGGATTATTAAAATCTTCATTGACTTGATGTCTTTTAATATAGTTTTCTCTTTTTTTCTTGTCTTTATGCTCAATATAAGTGTTTCCACCTTTTAAACCAAAATCAATTTTTTCTCCAGTTTTAAAGATTGCTGTTAATCTTTTATTTTTCTTTTTAGATTGTATTATATCCATTATATAATATAATTATGATAAAAAATTTAGTTTTCTTTTAATCTCCAACCAACAATAGAATCTGATGATAATTTATCACCATTTATATATTGGTCTCTTCGTTTTATATATTTTTTTATGAAATTATTTTTATTGATAAGTTCAAAAAATTTTTTCATTGTCATTGCTCTTCTTTGTTCTTTTGTTAAATCTGAATAATAATTGGATGATTTATAATGTTCAAAAATTTCTTTAAATGATAAGACAGTTATTATTTGTTTTACTTCTTCTTTTACTTCTTCTTTTACTTCTTCTTTTATTCCTTTCTTTTTCTTTTCTTCTTGTTCTCTTTTTTTCTCTTCTTCTTCATTTTCATAATCACCATCAAACCAAGAATAAAAATCATCAGAGCTTTCCATATATAAAGATGTGGTTTTTTTACATTCTGGGGGAGATTCAGAAATATTAAAATCATTTGTTTTGAATGTTTTGAAATGTTCCATTAAAATACTTGTAAAAGCTTGTTTATATTCATTTCTAAATTTTGGGGTAGTATAAGAAATATCTTTAATAAAATTATTTGGGTCAGTTGGGTCATAATCTTCTTTAGAAACAAATCTACTATTAAAAGGAATAGCGCGGACTCTTCTGCTCATTCCATCTCCTGTTTCATCTAAAGAAGGTGGGTCATTACATTCTAATAATAAAGTCATATTAATTTTAATACCGCAATTTTTAGAATTACCATAATTATCACGCACATTGATTTTTTCATTTCCAGTTAGTTCTTTTATAGTTGATGAGCAAACTTTATATTTTTTGTCTGGTTCTTGTGATTTAATAAATCTCTTTTTATTCATTCCAAAAGCTTGGGGGTTATTATCTGTTTTAATTGGATTTAATAAAAAAGTAGATGGAATGACATATGAATAATTACCAATAGATTCAATCATTAAATCATTTAAAACAGATTTACCATTTCCGCCTGCTCCAGTGGCCACAAAAAAATGTTGGACTTGTAGCCCACACAATCCAGTTGATAAGATTTCTAAATAATAATCCCTGATTTTTTTATCTGGTAATATTTGGGCTATTAGATTATTTAAAGTTTCTATTTTCTCATCATGAAAAGTATCTGATTCCCAGTTATACCCAGTAGTTAATGAAATATAATCTTTTGGATTAGATGGAATAAATTGATTAGTTTCTAAACTG